TCATCTAGAGATGGTTTACCATCAGGTGTTTCTGGTGTTGTTCCATTCTGTAAGCAAATATAAACCCTAAAGTCACTATTAACAACAAAGAAGTTTGCAGTATATAATGATGTTCCACCAGAGTTTGGTGGTGCATTAGATATACTATAGTCATGTCTATAGTAATCATATGTTGTTCCAGAATTCCAATTTTGTTTTGGAACGATTTGTTTTACATCAGCAGAAGTTATTCTCTTTACAGCAAGCATACTATCATAATAGTCATTCATATTATTGAAACTATCAACAGGTGCTGGAGGAGCAGAATCCCATGTTGATGAAATACTTGTTGGATTTGGTAATCCTACAAAAGCATAGTAAGAGTTAGTCGAAGTGGATACACCAGCAACGAAATTCTTTGCATTTAATATTCTTATTTGATCCGTTATGATTGCCGACATGAACTTGTGTTACACTTTTTTTATTTATTTAGACGACATAATTCTCAGATTTAAGAGCCGTCTTTCTCTTAATCTGTGGGCCAGTCTTGATACCAGTGATACCGTTAGTGGTGTTTATGGTATATGCTTGTGCTAATTGTCTATCAGTTAGTTGTAATCGACCCCAACTATAGTCACCAACGAATGATCTAGATAGACCTTGACCTAATGTAGAATAACCTACATTATTTTCTAATCCATTCCAACTTGTGACCTTACAGAATACTCTTGTTGCTACTTCTGTTTGATCAGTACCAAATCCAATAGTGGTTATTCCTACATGATGTGAGACTTCATAGATGTTATCTAAAGCAGTTGTACCTACACCAACTATAGAACTATCCCTATTTTCAGAGGTAACTCCATACCCAAGATTAGAACCACTAACAGTGAAATAATATCCAGTTGTTAATCCACTTCTTGTTATCGGATCTGGGCTATTAATAGCTTCATCTCTTAATGGAGAATCTTTTGGAACATAAAGATCAAATACTATTCCAGTTCCGATACCAATTCCTACACCGTTTGCTCTGGAAATATTAGAGCATATACCAACTCCAGTGACAACACCAAAGTCTCCTTGATAAAGTTCAATAGTATTTTCTTCCCTAACATATGTAGGTTCAGAAATTAGAACCGCAGGAGGTGCAGCATCAGTATATCCAATACCAGATTGAACTCCCACTGTAATTGCATTCACAACACCATTACTAATTGTTGCTGTTGCTTTTGCTATGGTAGTGCTTCCAATACCAACAAAGGGAGTTCCACCAATACTTATAGGTTGTTGTATTGTAACTGTAGGAGCAGTTAAGTAACCCTCACCACCATCAGATATTACAACACTTGTGATTGTTCCTGCAGCAGATACTATTGCTGTTGCAGCAGCACCAGCAAGGAACTCATATTCATGACTAGCATTGACAATTTGAATATCCTTTTGGAAATTTCTATCTACAGGGTTTTCATTCTCTGGATTGAAAAATGGTTTACAACTATCAATGAATATAGTAGTTGAACCAACACCAACAGATTGTATTAAATATGCAGTCGGGAACAATTTAGGTTCGTATAAAGGTCTATCTTTACGAACTATTCTTCCATCAATAAATTTATCTTCAATTTGCCTATACCATTTAACAGGTCTAACCTCTGTTTCAGAATCACCTAAACCTCTTCCATAGTATTGATTAGTATCAACTTGACTTGAAGAAACAACCTCAGATACAGTTCTTGGAAATTCTACAAATGTTCTTGTATTATAAGCAGAATCATATCCTAATTGTAAATCATCACCAACTTTAACTGTTTCCACAATATCTCTATCCTTTACATCCTCACCACCAGTTCCTCTGTAGAAGAACATATTCATAACATCACCCTCATTTGGTGCTTCAGTGAGTGTTATTGATCCACCACCATCAAATATATAACCCTCACCAGGCACTTGTAATATATCATTTATAGTTAGAATAATAGTATCCCTTACAACGATGTTTGAACCACTAGCTGCCTGTATAGCAAATGGTTCACCACCAACTGTGAGTGGGAATACTTTTCTTGCTCCATTAAATAAATTAGAGAAATCATCAAGAGCCTGAAGTTCTCCCATGCTCCACATATTAAATTCATCATGATGAACTTTATCTAATGTTAACTTAAATGGTTTGAATATATCTTGATCTACGGGAATCGCATAAGGTTCTCCAGATGCAGTTAAAGAGGTTGGAACAGTTAATACTTGAGAGTTTTTATATCCAAATCCTGTATTTGTTATTTCAAAATCAATAACACGACCACCTGTAGTTGCCACACCAACTGTAACATTTACCCTTGCTTGCGACCCACCAACACCTGGTGTGGATGCGTTATCATACCAAAGAGGAATATCTTGATATGGTATAGGATCATCAATTATCGCAATAAATGTTGATTGACCAGTTCCCACAGATGATGGGTTTTGAGTTCCTATGCCAGGTATGGGATTTGTATTTGTAATGGCAATGCTTACTACACCACCATTTAATACTGCTGCAGTTCCAATATTTTGAATAGTTGGAGTTCCTCCAGAGGTAGTTACAGCGATAGAAACATTAACAACGGTTGCAATTCCAACACCACCTATAGATTTACTAGATCCTAAACCAGCGTAACCTGGAGATACTCTGTAACCAGAACCACTATTACCAATGCTGACTGCAGTGGCAACACCAATATTATTAAAGTGTATTGTAGCACCAGCAGATACTAAAGGTTGATATCCAAATCCTTCACTTGATGCTACAGAAACAATAAGGCCACCAACTGGAACTGAGGCATTATTTACATCATTAGCAATAGAGGATGCAGTTCCTGTAAATGTCATAGATGTAATTCCAGAAACTTCAGATAATTCATAATCATTTAATGCACCAGCACCTTGTAATATTCCATTTACCAAGACAATACCAAGATTAGTAGAAATACCTGTTACATTTGATTTGTTTACCTTAAGATTAAATTGTTTTGTTTGACCATCAAATTGTTGAGATATATCGTCTATGTTATAATTTGCATTATATGCTTTAGTGCTTCCACCTTTAATACCAGATCTATTAAAGATTCTTCCACTAAAACTTGATGTAGTTGTAATACCAACATAGTCTCTCTCATTTGGAGGAGATGTTGAAACACCAACCAATGGCCTATTACCTACGGGTGCGGAGGCAAAATTAAGTGTATTATCGACAATATTATAATTACCAGCCATTTTTTCAATAACATCATGATTAGAGTGATTAAGAAGATCAGTTCCCATCCAGTTTCTATGAACCCTAATCGCACTAGAAATACCAGCATTATTGACTGCTATTATCTTCATCATTTCGTGAGTAGTGGCAGATCCAACTCTAATAATATCTCCACTAAAGAATGAAGTTATACCAGAGGTAAACATAATTGTTTCACCTCTGGAGAAATCTGCACCTAATGATGTAGTGACTCCAGTTCCAACAATAGGGCTTTGAATCATATTATCAATTGAAATTAATGCCCTTGTATTTTGATTTTTACTGATTAAACTATGAGAAGTTCCAATACCAACTGAGGTAAGATCTAATGGAAGTGCAATAGATTTTAATGCATTTTCTGCAGTCGCTGCAAGTTTAACTACACTATCACTAACCTTAATAATAAAGACCGATGAAGGAAGATAAGTTACATTTGCAGGAGAAGTAGAAGGTGTTGCTGCGATTCCGATGGCATCACCTGTGCTTCCAATACCTGTAGTTGTGCATCCAACTATTGGTTGTGCAACAAAATATTCAACCTCTTCACCACTTACAAAAAAGTGATTTGGAATTGTAATTTGATTATTTGTAAGATCAACTATATCAGTATCTGATGCATCAAAATTTTGTTTAAATATTTCATTGTCGTCTACATCTAATATATCAAATTTAGTTCGAGCACCAAAGAAAGTTCCCTCGTAAATATCAAACTTAGTTTGAATTGATGCTGAAGTAAGTTCAATATCTGCTGGTTCACTACCTTCTGGTATTTTAAGAGCCTGAATAAATGTCTTAACTTCAACTGGTATATTTGCATTGGGAACAAATTTTATTTCCGAATCACAATTACCATGACCACCCTTTTCACCAGATATAGTTCCGATACCAGTTGTTGCACCAGCACCAGTTACAATATTTCCATATTCTGTCATAAACACACGATTATCATCATCAACCATCATGATTTCTGCAAATTCGTATGTGTCATTTAAAGTGTCTTTAATTTGAATTAAAGCATATGCTCCATCAAATTCTTGAGTATAACTACCAACACCCACAGGTTCTGGTGCAGCACTCGCTGCGATTGTTGTAGATTTGGCTATTAATGAGGCATTCTTCAATGGTAGCGTTCCCACTCCAGTAAATGACTCAGATGATATTCCTATAGTTACAGAGTTAATATATGCGGTTACAATACCAGCGTTTGGTGTGAATCCTATCTGAACTGCTGCAGTGGTTCCAAGACCAACTATATGTGGTCTAAATGTTCCCAATGGTTCTGCAGCAAGATTATCTCTTCTATTATGAATAGTTAATTGACCATATTGCTCAAATGCAACAGTAGTTCCTAAACCTACATTGCTTTGATGCATGACAAGACTTAATTCATTATACTCTACAGTTCCTTCACTTGTCGCTATAGAAACTAATATTTTAGCAGATCTTGGATTAAATAATTGATATTTAGCTGTATCAGCAGCACTATAATTTACAGATCCTGAAGTTAATGCAATACCTGTTGTAGATGCACTACCTACGGTGGCCACAATGACTTCACCACCGCCTTGAGATGACCCACCTAAAGTTGTAGCAGCACCGATATGAACAAGTGCTCCAACTGGATTTGATGACGCTCCTATGGCAGTTGATGTTCCTACAATTGTTGTAGTTCCACTTCCAATAAGTTCATTAAGGTTATAAGAGAGCGTTACTACATTATAATTATTAAATTCAGTTTTATTTGGGAAGAATCGAAGAACAGCATCATTACCGTCAACAGTAGAATCCATAGATCCGAGATCTATTACAGTATCAACAGAACCATATTGATTAATCATTGATTGACCACTAATCGGATCAAATAATGCATTAACCATCATTAATTGTCTCTCACCTTCATATAGTCTATCTTTTACATATACAATAAACCTATTTTCTTTATTACTTGTAATATCATATCTTCCAATTTCAGAGAAGGGTGTATTTCTTGGTTGATCTTGGAAATCTTGACTAATGTCCTTAATTTTAATAACTCTGTTACCAACCGATTCGGCATAGTCAATTAAAATACGATTTTGAAAATTAATTTGATCAGATAGATTACCAGCAGCAGGAGCTCTTGATTTTAAGTTTTCTGTAGCTAAATCAAAATTGTTAACCTCATGCAAACTCTCAAATCCTTGCAAATCAATAACACCTGTTACTGTTCCAGCAGTTCCAACAACCATTGAAGCTTTTTGAGCAACTGGTAAACTTGATTCAACTTGAAGATTACTAAACTTCTGAAATCCTGCAGTGTGATTTAAAGTGTTGACGATATCTTTCCATTTATCAAAGAAAACTCTAGATTTAATCGCGTAAGCAAATCTCTGATAATATTCATTTTCATGAGTTACCTGTAAGATGTTACTTAAGAAACCAGTCTCATATTCCCATCCATTATTAACTATTGAGAAATAATCTAAAATAAAATTAGTATCAAACGTAAGAACTATCTCAGACACAGTTCCTTTTGCACCTGTTTCTGCAGATTCGATTAATTTACCAACTTCAAAATCACTTGCAGCTTCTACAGTCAACCACTGACTTGCAGGATCATAGTCAAAAGCAAGACCAGATACAGGGCCAACACTAGTTTCTGAAGTTAATGTCTCATTAGCGTTAAATGTGTTAGGTTGTAATTCAACTGAGAACTGTGGGAAATCTCTTTCTCTCACTAATATTCCAGATGACAACGTTGAATCAAAATTACCAGGTATTTCACCGTCAGGAACATTACCACCCATGCTGTAAGTTACAACACCAACATTACCCAAATTCTCATGAACTTGTGTTACCTCAAAAGTACGATACTTGTATGCATCTGAATTATATCCTAAACCAGTAGATCCCACTCCCACACTAACATTTTCTACAAATACTTTATCACCTACCTCTATAGGAAATTCCTCTGTAAGACTATATGCAACTTTTAATGTTGCTGCAACAGTATCAGTAGATGAATCGTAAACAAGATTCGTTACTCTAACTCCATTTGGATTATTAACAGGAATAATGATTGGAGTTACGTTAGATAATCCATAAGTATTTTCAATAATATCTACATATCCTGGCACATCTGGAGTTGAAAGATTATATGCCAAATCAGCATCAGGATCTTTATTTCTACTAACACCATCAAGAACAACTAATTGTGGTGGTTGATTATATCCTCTACCATATGATGTGATACCAACAGCCTTAAGACCAGATAGTGCTTCAATCTTAATAATTTGAGGTAATTTGGATTGTGGTCTTAATGTAAAATCTGATGGATAATCAAAACCAATATTATTAATTTTTGAAGTTTTGGGTATACCTATAGATCTACTAGATGCCTCTAGAATAGCACCTGTTCCCGTGTCAGAGGTTACAGTTGATACTCCAGGTAGTCTAGTATATCCTTTTCCTTTTTCAGCAATTGCAATCGCTGCTATTGGGCCATATGCAGTTTTTGATGTTGTGTCATAGATAATTTCAGTTGTTGATGAACTTGTATATGATGGTTTTTCAGGATATCGATCTAAGTCGTATGTAAATGTATTGTCAGAATTAGCGAGTATATTAAATTGACCAGCATAACGACTTTCTCTAAAGTTAATTGTATTATTTCCTTCTATACCTTTATCCAAAACAAGTTCTTTGTTTATGTCAGGATTATCTGTGGATGTGTTAGCAACTAAGTTATAATAAAGTATTTTTGGGGTATTTTGGTTATATGTTAATACCAATTTACCATCAACACCCACTGTTCCTGATCTAGTTACATTAAATGTTGATGATTTTTCATTTGAGGTATATTCATGTATAAAATTATAATCTGTGTAAAGTTCTAAATCAAAAGCGGGTAAAGTGTCAGCTACTTTAGTATATGATAAAGATGAATCTGATAGGTCAAATGTTATAGTTCCATTTTTATAAAATTCTAAAGGTGGATTAACTAAATTAAGAACTCCATTATTTCCACTATTAGCGGTTAAAATTCCAACAAATTTAGGTCTCTTTTGTTTTGTTTGAAATCTACTACCACACAATTTAATTTTATCTTTATTGATAACATACACAAAATATTCCTCATCATTAATTAAACCACCCATTGGGCTAGATGATGTGTGAATAACCCTCTGACCAGTCATCATTTCATGGTCATTAATTTCAATTGTATCAGGTATACCAGTTAAGGATGTTGATGTATTAATACCAGACGCACTAAATTCTAAAGTTCTAGCAACAAGTTTTCTATTTGCCTTGTTATATTTAATGGGAACTGTTGTTGTAATACCAGCATCTACAGTTAAGAAAACTCTATCATTATGACCCAATCCATGACTACTTGCAGTAGATACAGTAATTAAATTTTTCTCGAAAGAACCTTTAACAGTTTTGTCATAAGCGATCTTTAAACTATGATATACACCAGTTCCAATACCTGTAAAATATACTAGACTTTGACCCTTAGTGGAAGCAGCTGCACCTACAAATACATCCTCTGGATCTACACCATCACCAGGTGTTCCTAAACCAATCCTGACTGTTGATAAACCAATTAGATCATCAGTTAATTTAGCAACAAATAATGGCACTCCCTCTGGTAAATTTGCAGAAGCGACATTTAAATCAGCGTTTGCACGATTTGTTGCAATTCCTATATTATCACCCGTATTTCTTTGGTATGTAACTTTATCACCCGTTCTAAATTTATGATTTGGTAAACGTATCGATCTAGTTGGTATGAATATTTGAGAAACACCAGAACCAGGATTTTGAATACTAACTGTTGTTCCAATACCAGGCCCAGCAGTGGTTCCCACACCAACAGATTCTACTGGATTAAAGTAGTATTCTAAATCAATCTTATTATCAAACTCAGTTGTGAAACCAACATCTATTTTAAACTTCCTAGGATCTTCTTCTACATTAGTTGTTGTAGTATGGGCTAATCCACCTTGGCCATCACCAGTCTGATCTAAATTATTTTGATTTCTTAATACTCTTATTCTTGATGATGCAGCATCAATGTTAAGTATCTTAACTTCTTCTTGTCTTGTTCCAATACCTACTTTTAGTATATCATTTTCTCTTAACGAGAGATTGTTGAGAGAATCATTAGGAGATGGTAATTTACCCTGAACACTAAAATATGTAACTAATCCAGTGGCTGCAACAGATCCAATGCCTTGTGAAATTATTAAACTCGCAGATGAAATTCCAATATTGTAAGTTTTACCTCCAAGATCAGAACTTGTGGTTGACATACCAGAAACGAATATTTTGTCTCTGTTTTGTATGCCTAATGGAGTCGTATGAACACCAATAAATCTACCTTTCTCATCAGAGGGATAAAATTCAATATTATTTAATTTTGTGTTTGTGACCGCAATAGTTCCAATTCCAGGCCCTCTTACTTTAGATACTTTAGCGACTGTTTCAAAATTATCAGCAACTTTCTCTTCAAATACAATCTTATCATTTACTTGATATAAAGAACCACCAGTTACAATACCAACTTTATCCACAGCACCTTCAGAAGCAAATACAACTTCTCCCTCTTGAGTCACATACTTGTATGACTGTTTTATATAATCATAAGAACTATCATCTTGAAGTAACTCATATGGTTCTGTATTTCTTACCCATGTTGTTTTATTGAGGTCAATTTCATCTTGATTATTTTTTGATAAGAAATTAAATTCATTTGGTTGAGCCCAAAAATTCTCACCTAGTAAATAGGGAAATTTTGGTTTCTTAAAATTATTAAATGGATCACTGGAATCTGATGTTACAGTAGATTCAAGAGTGGCAAAATACGCATATGTTCCATTTGGATATTCTGGAGTTATGCCATATCTACCATTATTTTCATCAAGATAACTTTCATCAGTATTACTATTCCAAGTAAAGTCTTCAATAAAAAATTCTTGTGGGAAAACGCTGGTAGGAGGTCTGTTAGTTTTTAAATCAATAGAATATCCAGAATTAAGTTGAGTTACAGACCCACCAGTGCTTTTCTCATATCCATATGGGCCATAAATTGGGAGACCATCATATGCCCAACCAATAATAGGTGAGTGTTGTGTTTTGTTTTCTTCTGTAATACCATTAAACAAAGTTAAATCTCTACTTCCATATAATGGATTTCCAGCAGAGTTATTTTGATATACAATCTTTCTTAAACCTCTTGGCACATATGCATGTGAACATTGTAACTCACGACTTATCTGAGTTGGTTTTTCTATGAATACGTCAGAATCATCTATATTTGTAAAGTTCTTTCTAACTTCATTGACCTGCCATGTTTTAAGATTCGCTTGGAATATAGCAAATTCACCTGCAGATTCAACATTGAGAGATGTAGTCGATGCACCATAACCAATACCACCCTTAATTATCTTAACTGATCTAATTTGACCATCTACTATTTCTGGAACTAATTCTGCACCAGTTCCAATACCAGTAACTGAAATACTAGGTGGTGTGTTATATGATTGACCTCTATTATTAATTGCAACATCAATAATTGTTCCGTTAGCAACAACAGGCAATAATTCACCACTTACACCAGTGTATAGATCAATTCTAGGTTGTCTATTAAAATTAAGAATCTCAGAAGCACCATATCCAACACCACCGTGTGTTAAATGAACTGATGTAACTTCACCTCTAAACAATGGTTGAGGAACACACTGGAAGTTTTTACCCTCAATAGAACTTATACCAACTATACCTTCTACCTTTACGACAATTGGGTCATAATTAAAACTATGAGTTCCGACTCCAATGGATCTTAGATTTTCATATTGTTTTGTTCTGAAGTAAAAGTCTTTTGCTGTTGTTCCAACACCAACGGTTGATAATTTAAAGGTATTTTCATCAACTACAAAAACATAGTATTTCTTATCACTTGAAAGACCTTCAATAGAGGTTCCATTAGGATCAGCAGTGTATGTTATAATCTCACCTGTCTTATAATCATGGTTATTAATTGTTATTCTATCAAGGGCAGTATTGATTCCAATTGGCTCACATGTTTTAAGTTTATTTTCGTATCCTTCACCAGATTCTAATACATTTATACTACCAACTTGAGATTTTCCATAAAAAGATCTAAATTGATGATTTCCTTCACCAACAGCAGTAAATCCGATTGTGTTAACACCAGCGACTGCTTCATCTAAGTTTCTATGAAGTCTAATTGTTTTTTCTGGATACCAAGTTGTTCCTGCATATCCAACCCAAGTTGATATTGTGGTTAAACCCGCAACATTCTCAGTATTAACATAGTATACTGCACCAGTACTTAATCCAGCTAAGGCTTTTTCTCCAAAAGTATCATATACAACCTGTTCATAATTTCTAAATTTATGATATGTTAAAAATCCAACATTATAATCATCGTGAGTTGTTATTGCAACAGTTTGAGATCCTGAACCAGAATTGAACACAACCTGATGAGGAACTGTGACCATTTTACATTCTGCTACAGCACCAGTTCCTTTTCCCCCACTTATTGAAACTTTAGGAATATCAACATAGTCAAAGCCTGGGTCTTCAATTCTTATTTCTTGTAAACTACCTCTAGTTGCAACATATCCAGTAGCTCCTGCTCCTACACCATCATTAATTGCTAATAGAGGTGGATTTATAACATCATATTGTCTTCCACCACCAGTAACGTCTATAGATTTAATATCTCCATAATAACAAAGGTCTTGAGACTTATAACTTAATATTTCAACACCATTAATTAAAATACCATTATATCCAATCTTTGTTTTATACTTTTTACCATCATAAACTGGCATGTCAAGTTCTCTAAGCAGTTTTTGAGGTAGAATTCTTTTATTGTGGAAGTCATATTTTTCAAAAGTATTATTTGTAATTGTTGTAGTAACAGTTGACTCTGATACTTTTTGATAATTCCCATCATATAGATTTGAACGAGATTTTGCTAATTTTATGTCATTTGCATTTACTCTTTCTACAAAATATAATCCTTCACTGAAAAGAAAACTTGAAACTGTTCCATCAGCAGCTTTTTGTGGTGTATAGTAGATTGCGTCACCACTAAAGAAATTATGATCATTAGATCCAGTTGTAATTCCGATAATAGTTTGGCCACCTAAAAATGTTCCAGATAATTGTATTTTCTGAGTGCTTGGGTTTAGTTTATGATCTGATCCATAAGTTGGTATAGAGTTAGATGCAATTAAATTTTTAATTTTGGATAATGTGTGTGCATATCCAACTTCATCCATGTATATGTTTTGAATATTAGCGGTATAGTCATTTAAGTGTTGTTGATTATTATTAACACCACTTCCATCTGAATTTCCTTTTGCAAGAGTCTTTGTTATAGCAGCAACTGCTGAGAGATCACTTATGGCAGATCCCTGCATTCTTATTTTGACATTACTTAGAACATCAGTGACAGCATAAGTGCCATCTAAAGTGGCATTTGCAGTTTGAACTGTTATTGTATCGTTTAATCGTATTCTATGAAAGTCTTTAGTAACAACCTCATAAGTAGGGCCTGAAACATCTTGCAATTCAATGGTATCTACATTGTATTTTGGTTGAACATTGTAAATCCAGTTATTTGATTTAAAATCAGTTACATGAGCTATCTTACCTAAAGACTTTAATTTTATCTTTGCACCAAGTCTTTGATAATAAGTATTAGGAAGTTCTATATCATTTAATACACCAGTTATTCTGCATCGTATGCCGTCTGTAGTGACCCCTGCAGTGCGGTTTGCTTGCCCTAGGGCATAAACATATGCATTCTGTCTAATTGTCGTTGCATCCTTTATTGTAGTAGTAATACCAGTAGTGCTTATGCCTAAGAACTGTGTAATATTAGTGCTAGAATATGTGCAAACTCCAGTTGTTCCATTCTGATATTTAAAGGTAAGAGAACCACTATTAGGAAAACCTATAGTTGAATCAACATCAATATAGGTTTGTGCTGCACCTACTGATCCTACATTTTTTGAATTAGCATGAACAGCAAAATTACCATACAATAACTCATCAGAACTACCAGTTCCAAATGAAGCATCAATACTAACCTTATAATAAGTATCAGTTAAAAGACCAACTCTGACTCTTTCAACCATTGAAACAGGGCCATATGCTCTACTTAAGTTTTCAACTGGATCTTGGAATAGAGTTCTATTCTCAAGTTTCATTGGATCACCCTGTATTGCTTCTACTATTAGATCACGGGTCTTTCTAAAGTTTGCGTCTGATGGTGAAATTACATAATCAGCAGGTCGAACAATATCTACATCTTCATTATATAATGATTTAAATAACAATTTAAAAGATTCATCAGTTCCTCTTGAATTATAAAAATCTTTTGAATGACGAATAAACTGTGGTTGATTTAATGCAGGGTTTAAATCTTTTTGAAAACCAGGTAAAAATTGTTTTTTAGACTTCTTTAAAAATTCCTGTAAAAATAAAGTGCTTAAATTATGAACTTGCCCACCACTTGTTCCAACACCAACTGCATGAGCAGATGCATTAGATCTTGAAAAGATAAATTCTTCTGGTTGATCTGGATTACTGAATGATGTAATACCACTGAATCCACGAATACATCCAGTAAATGAGTTTGTTGTTAAACCAGTATATGTAATTATTTCATTATCTATCTTTAATAAACCATAATTGAGTGGAAACCCAGTCGTATCCTTTACGGATATGGTTTGATCAAATTGGCCAACGGCACTTGAGAGGGTTGTAAAACCGACTAGAGTGCCTGATTTGTTTAATTGTATATAAGAGTCTAGATTATTGATTATATCAATCGGGCCACCCTGATATTCTTGCCCTTGATAATACGCACTTAAAAATTCACCGACTAAAGGGCTGTCATCCTTCACATAAGAAGGAAGTTGTTCTTTGACAACCTTATTAATCTGAACTCTTTTATCGGTCATGTGTTATCTTATGATCTTTCTATCTGTATAACTTGATGTAACAGTATATGTTGATCCTGATGGATCTGCACCTGATGCGATTTCATCAACAACCATCTCTACGTTACTAGTATCTAGTTGCAAATAAAGATCCTGTAATCCGATCACATCATTTGAGTGAGGAACAACGGAAATTTCCATAATTTGTTGAGCATCTTTTGTCTTACCTGAGACAATATTGATGGGGTTAAGGGTCATTCTACCAGTATTATAATTAACAACTCCCACATTTTGTCTTTCAATCATTGGAGTTGTTGAACCTGGTGCGTCTAAAGAGAATAAACCAAGAGATCCTGTCTTTTTATCAGTATTTGGAGTGTCATAAAGGTAAACTTCTCTACCAATATCTAATACTTTAAAGGCACTAGAGCGAATATTGAACCCATCCATAGACGAAATATGGAATTCATTGCCAAAATCGATGGCATATTCTGCAAATTGATCAATAGCTAACCTTAAATCGCGTCTCATTTCAACTGTTGTGATGTTAGAAGTGATAGATTCGTGACTTTGATCGATAACTTTGAGGAATTTACTGTATTTAAACCTTGCTCCATACTTATTTAACTCAGCAGAGGCAGCTAATTTGTTAATATTGTTCAAAATTGTCGATGAAACCATCAATGCATTGGGTGCAAGACTCGTATTATAGTAAACTTTACTGTCAGTCTCAAGGTAGAGATACTTGAGATCGAGAATTTCGGGCACAATTCCTGCCACAGAGTATTTTCGGAGGTCTCTTTTGATATTTTCCTTAATTGCATTTGGCACAAAGTCACCAGTTCTTGGTTTTATGCTTATAAAAACCTTTCCATATTGTGGAGGAACTAATTCTTCACCACCATAAACTGAAATTGACTCAGTTTCTGGATAAATTTTGTTAGGAATTAGGATTTCGTAGTCATTTGAGGTCAAAGCACGGTTTTGAGTGCCATAAATTTGCGGTGCATACTTTTTAACAGACTCAACACTCTCAATTTCGTCTCCACCACTAGAGGGTGTATTGGCAGTTACGAGAGAAATACCACTAGTTATGGTGTTTTCGACTGCATTTCGAGAATATGTGCATTTTCCACTAAAAGTTAAGTTACTAACTCCGTTAGCTTGTGATCCATTTGAGATAATATATGAAACTTCAACAATATTTCCGTCTGCAAGTGCTTTTCCGAAGATTCCATCACCAAAAATGATCTCATATTGCTCATCTTCAATCTCTTGAATGTAATAAATGAGTGAATCACCTGTAATTGCACTTCCCGTGGTGGCATCAAATAGATTATCTTGCCTTGTATAACTCGAAAGTAGTGAAGAAGTCGAACTTGGTCTTACATAGACCTCTAAAGTGTCTAAATCAATCCCAGAATTTGATAAAATGAACCTTTGATTGATATTATTTGTTGAATATGGGAATTTTTGGTCAATTACAGTGCCTTCTTTGACATCTACATCGTAAAAATACGCAACTCCATCAATTACTGGTTTTGTAACGTCTTTTGTAATACCAAAAATGAAATTTTGACCTCCAAATGAGTTTGTAGAGACAACTGGGCCTTTTTTTAAGGTAATTGTTGTTGGAGGAGGTGTAATTCCTGGTTCTACAGAGAAATTTATCGTTGCAGTTGATGCTTTTTTTGATCTTGGCACATATCCGATGTTTCTAGCGAGTGCAACAACGTTTTCTCTAAGAGTTGCACTATCAATAAAGACCTCATTTGAGATCATATTGGCATTATATGAAGT